AAACAAAATTGAAAACATTAAACTAGCGTCTAAAAGACCACGTACTATAATGGATTCAGTACTAGAAAAACTAAATAAGTAATAATTAATTTTTTAAATAAAAATGGCAACAACAACTTCAATTACAACAACTTACGCTGGTGAGTTTTCAGGTAAGTACATTGCAGCAGCTTTATTATCTGCTCCAACCCTAGAAAAAGGCGGTATGACTATCATGCCAAACGTGAAGTACAAACAAGTAATCAAAAGAGTAGCTACTGATGACATTATCAAAAATGCAACTTGCGACTACGATCCTACTTCTACAATCACATTAACTGAAAGAGTTCTTCAACCAGAATCTTTTCAAGTTAACTTGACTTTGTGTAAATCAGATTTCCGTTCAGACTGGGATGCAATTCAAATGGGATATTCTGCGTTTGACGTATTACCTAAGTCTTTTGCTGATTTCTTAATAGCACACGCTGCTGAAAAAGTAGCTGCTGGAATGGAGACTTCTATTTGGCAAGGTGTTAACGCAACTGCTGGACAGTTCGCTGGAATCATGACACAATTAACTACTGATGCTGCTCTACCAGCTGCTCAAGAAGTTGCGGGTACTACTGTGACAGCTTCTAACGTAATTACTGAATTAGGTAAAATCGTTGACGCTTGCCCAGCTGCATTGTACGGAAAAGAAGATTTGAAAATTTATGTTTCTTCTAACGTTTACCGTGCTTATGTACGTGCTTTAGGTGGCTTTGCTGCTTCAGGTGTAGGTGCTAACGGTTACGATAACAAAGGAACTAACCAATCATTAAATGATTTGTATTTTGATGGTGTTCCTGTATTTATGGCTAACGGTCTTGCTGCTAATACTGCATTACTTTCTCAAACTTCTAACTTGTATTTTGCAACTGGTTTGATGAATGACATGAACGAAGTTAGAGTAATCGATATGGCTGATAACGACGGATCTCAAAACGTACGAGTAGTTATGCGATTTACTGCTGATGCTAAATACGGTTTTGCTTCAGACGTTGTAACTTATGGTATTACAAACTCTGCTAACTAATTAAACTATAAACTAGTAAAGGGTGGTGCAATAAACACCACCTTTTTTTTTAATAACATTTAAAACTAAATAAAATGAGCTGCGATATAGCAAACGGAAGATTAGAAGCCTGTAAGGATGCAATTTCAGGACTTTTAAACATTTACTTCATTAACTATGGAGATTTAGCAACTGAAGGTATTACTTACGGTACTTCAGGGAACTCAGACGTAATTGAAGCATGGACCCCAGCTTCTCAATTGTCTTTGTACAAATATGAGTTGAAAGGTGCTAACGGTTTTGAGCAAACTATTCAAACGTCTAGAGATAACGGTACTACGTTCTTTGAGCAAGTATTGACTGCACAATTAAAAAAGCAAGATATTGCTACACACAAAAACGTTAAGATGTTAGCTTACGGACGTCCTAGAATTGTTGTTGAAACAAGAGACCACCAATACTTTTTAGCTGGACTTGAGCAAGGTTGTGACGTAACTGCGGGTACTGTTTCTTCAGGAACTGCAATGGGAGACTTTAACGGGTATAATCTTACATTTACTGCAATGGAAAGAATACCAGCTAACTTCTTAGATTGTACTACTGAAACTGAATTAGCTGCATTATTTAACGACGGTACAGACGATGCTTTAATAGTAACTAACTAAGCTCCAATTAATCCTTCATATAACTTGCAAAGAAGCCCTTACTTCGGTAGGGGTTTTTTTATTGCACAAAATCCATGTTTTTAAGTTATAAATATATGATTGTATTAACAACTGATTTAACACCACAAACTTTTGTTTTTATTCCACGTAGTTCGACTTTTGACACGGTTGAAATAACGGACGACCAAACGAATGAAACAGTAGTTATTGAAGGGTGGACTTATACCGAAGGAGATTACTATTCAACTTTAGAAGCTGAATATACTTTAGTAGAAAATCATTTTTACAATTTAGAAATAAAAAACGGTACTGAAACAATTTATAGAGATAGGATATTTTGCACGGACCAACCTATTGTAAGTTTTTCAGTTAACAACGGTCAGTATGTTTCAAACACGACCACAAATACATTTATAGTTTATGAGTAACGTTCACGTTTTAAATTTAAGCGCTTATACTACGCCAGCTATTCAAGAATCTAAAAGAGATGCTTGGGTGGAATTTGGAGAAGATAATAATTACTACCAGTATTTAATTGACAGATACACGAATTCTACTACGAATAACGCAATAATAAACAATATAAGTAGGTTAGTATACGGTAGGGGTTTAAGTGCGTTAGACGCTTCTAAAAAGCCAAATGAATGGGCGCAATTCATGACTATATTCAATGCCGACTGTATTCGTAAAATGGTTATAGATCGTAAAATGCTAGGGCAGTTTGCTATTCAAGTACATTATTCAAAAGACCGTAGTAAAATATTAAAGGCTTACCACATGCCTGTTAATTTATTACGTGCTGAAAAGTGCAATAAAGAAGGCGAAATAGAAGGTTACTATTATTCGGATAATTGGTTAGACGTAAAGAAATACGCACCTAAAAGAATTCCAGCTTTTGGTTATTCAAACGAGCAAATCGAGATTTTATTTGTTAAACCGTATGCGGTAGGGATGAAGTATTACGCTTACCCTGATTATCAGGGTGCAATACCTTACGCTTTATTAGAAGAAGAAGTAGCTGATTATTTAATTAACGAAGTACAAAACGGTTTTTCAGGAACTAAGGTTGTTAACTTTAATAATGGAGTGCCAAGCGAAGAACAACAAGAAATTATTTCAAATAAAGTTTTAAGTAAGTTAACTGGATCTAGGGGTCAAAAAGTGATAGTTGCTTTTAACTTAAACCAAGAAAGTAAAACTACGGTAGACGATATTCCTTTAAATGACGCACCCGAACATTACACGTATTTAAGTGAAGAGTGTTTACGCAAAATAATGCTAGGACACAATGTAACAAGCCCTTTGTTGTTTGGTATTGCAAGTTCAAACGGTTTTAGTTCAAATGCTGATGAGTTAAAAAATTCTAGTATTCTATTTGATAATATGGTTGTAAGACCTATTCAAGACGAATTGTTAAACGCTTTTGACACTATTTTAGCTTATAATAAAATTTCTTTAAGACTATTCTTTAAAACATTACAACCGTTAGAATTTACGGACTTAGAAAACGCACAAACTGAAGAGCAAGTTGCTGAAGAAACAGGAACAGAATTAAGTTCACAATTACTAGAACAGTTTGGAGAAACAGAAAACCCTGAATGGCTATTAATAGACGAACACGAAGTAAACTACGATACTGATGAATTAGATAATGAATTATTAAGCAAAGAGCCTAAGCAAAGTTTATTATCTAAGGTAGTTAATTTAGTTTCAACTGGAGACCCAAGACCTAATTTAAGAAGTTCGCAAGACAAGGTTATAGACGGTATTAAATTTATTACTAGATATATTTACGCTGGTGAACAAAAAGAAAACGGTAGAGAATTTTGTAAAAAAATGATGTCTTTAGCTTCACAAAATAGAGTTTACCGTAAAGAAGATATTATTAAAATGAGTGAACAGCCCGTAAATAAAGGTTTCGGAATTGATGGGGCTGCAACGTATTCAATTTGGTTATACAAGGGCGGTGCGAATTGTTACCACCGCTGGAACAAAAGAGTTTACGCAACTTTTGAAGGTAAGGCTTTAGATATAGATAGCAAAGAAGTAAAACAAGTAGCGGTAAAAAAAGCTGAAAAATTAGGATATGTAGTTAAAAACCCAAGCTTGGTAAGTCAAAGACCTATTGATATGCCAAACCAAGGATATTATAAAAGATAAAATGGCAGATGTACTATTAATAACACGGGAAGACGTTGTAAAATTTACTGCGATGAATGGCAACGTAGACACGGATAACTTTATTCAATGGATTAAAGTAGCCCAAGATATACATATTCAAAACTTTTTAGGTACTCGTCTTTTAGATAAAA